GCGGCCGTGCTGGCCCTCCTGGGCAGGAATGCCAGCGCAGCCGCCGGTGTGGCCACCGCGAGCCGCACCGTTGGCGCTGCGGGCATTCCCTTTGGCGGCTTCAAGGGTGCCATGAAGGCGAATGCCGCGGTGGCAGGAGCAGCGACCCTCTTGGACGTCTATGGCATCGCCAGCAACGATCAGCTCACCAGCCAGCAGAAGAAGATTGGATACACCAGCGCGGCCGGCGGCTTGCTGGGCGGGTTGGGAGGTGCAGCGGCTGGTGCGGCCATTGGCACAATGATCTTCCCTGGCATCGGCACGCTTGGCGGCCTCCTGCTCGGTGGGGCTCTCAGCATGGGCGGCAACTACCTGGGCAGCAAGGCTGGTGAGCTGGCCGGCCAAAGTATGTTCGGCGAGCCTTCAGGTGAGAAGGTCTCCCAGGCACTGGCCGACAGCATCAAGAGTAATCCCATTCAGGGCCAGCTCGATATCAAGATCGCCATTGACGATCAGGGCAGAGCGTATGTCGCGAACAAGACATTCCAAGGACAGAATTTGCGCGTTGATACAGGCCCTCTCATGGCTTATTGACCTCATCCAGTTTTCAGAAAAACGAAACTCGCACGAAAACAAGACTAAAATGTAGCTCCCAAAAAACAGGGGGGCAAATGAACAGATCAACACCCGCTGCGCTGGCACTCGTCATGTCACTGCTTTGCATCGGCGTAGCCGCGCAAACTCAAACCGAACTTTTGCCGCTGGCCATGAAGGGTGACTACCAAGCGCAGCGGAATCTGGCCTTTTCGTACGCCAGTCCTGAAAAGGGTGAAAGGTCCGATCCCATTGCAAGCTGTGCCTGGTATTTAGTCATACTGCAGTCAGGTAGTAGTAAGGTCGGCTCGGCCGACGCCGGAAACGTGCGGACCTACTGCGGTCCGCTTCAGCAAGAGGATCGCGTTGCAGCAGAAGCTCGCGCGCAACGATTGCTGAAGCAGATCTACAGATAGAAAAGCGAAACTAGTAATTACAGAAAAGCGAAACTCGACAAACATCTGCAACCGGGCTATATTTGCGTTAGGTGCCTAGAAAACACTCAACCAGACGGTTTGCCACCCCGATAGCATGTGGTATTTTTTTCGCCTATTGATTTCTGTCAATGGGCGGGATGTGACGGCACATACAAGACCCGAAAGGGGAAAACCGTCAGCCGTCCTCTGGTGCGGTTTTCTAGCATCCTGCCCACCCGCCTAGAAACGGGTGTCTTTCGAGACAACCAGGAATCTAAAGAATCATGACCACATCTCCAGCTGGCAGGCCGTCGCCTGCCGACACTGTTTCCATATCAAAAATTCTCCTATCGGATCTTCGAGCACAGATCGCTGAAGTTCACATCGCTCTCGACAGCCTGGCCATCCTGCTCAGGCGCAGCCAGGACAACGTAGAACACGGCTCCGGCATCCTGCTGGGCATGTTGGTGGAGAAGCTGGAAAAGGCTGACAGCGACCTCACGCAACTCGCACTCAGCGGCTAACACCGCCCCCCCTGCCCGTGCATTGACGGAACGGGGAAACTCGACACCACTTCATCGTGCGTGTCGAGATCCCCGTGGACTTCCGAGAAATTCTTCAACCTGCTTCCTTCCGTGGCATTCCCTTTAAGGTGAAGGCTGCGGAAGTCGCCGTGGGCCGCTCGGTGGTCGTGCACCGCTTCCCATTCCGTCGTCCATTCGGCGAAGATCTCGGCCAGGACACGACCGAGATCATCGTCGATGGCTTCATCATCGGTGACGAATACCTCAATGGCCGCAACAAGCTGATCAAGGCACTGCTGCAGCCTGGCGCCGGGACGCTGGTACATCCCACCTACGGATACCTGGACGTCAAGCTGGTGGACAAGACGCGCCTGCGCGAACAGTTCATCGAGCAGCGCGGCATGGTCAGCTTCTCGCTGAAGTTCATCGAAGACAACGACGAAGACGAACTTCTCTCCCAGGTCGATACACAGCTGGCCGTCGACGCAGCCTGCGATGCGGCCTACGCCTCCCTGGAATCAGACTTCGCCGACAACTTCAGTATCAAGGGCATGCCCGGCTGGTCGATCGAGTCCATCACCAGCGAAATCAAAGCTGCAGCAGACGCGATCTCCGACCTGCGCCAGCGGATCAGTTTCAACCTCACAGGCCTGTCGTCCCTCGTGCTGGCCGGAGAACAGTTCAAGTCGAGCCTGATCGGCCTTCTGGCCACGCCGAATGCCTTGGCCACGGAGTTGGGATCGCTGGTGCGCGGGGTCGTCAACCTCTTCGATTTCTCTGCAGCCCAGCAGTCGGTCTTCGGTGAATCGTCAGCCGTGCGGCGCCCTATCAACCAGCTCCTGGGCTTTACGTCGTACGGAGCAACCCGCCCGACGATTGCGGCGACCACGCCCGTTCGCTCTCAGCAAGCTGCCAACCAAGCAGCGCTTTTCACTCTCCTGGCCCGCGCCGCAGTCATCGAAGCGACCCGTGCATCCACGTTTGAGGTCTTCTCCAGCAAGGACGACGCAGTCGAGCTGCGCGATACCCTTTATGCCGCCTTGGAAGAGCAGATCCTTGCTGCTTCGGATACCGTCTACCGCCCGCTGCTGGACGTTCGTGCGGCCATGGTGCAGGACATCACCGATCGTGGCGCAGACCTGGCCATCCTCGTTGCCACCACCCTGACCGCATCGATGCCCGCACCGGTCCTCTCCTATCGCCTGTATCGCGACGTCGTGTACGCCGACGAGCTGGTGGAGCGCAACCAAGCAAGCGCTGAGCTGATCCACCCGCTCTTCTTGCCGGCCTCTGTCCCCCTGGAGGTACGCCGTGTCTGATGGTATCGATCTGATCATCGGCAGCGCTGTGTACGGGGGCTGGAAGAGCGCCGTCGTGCAGACCGGCCTGGAGCAGTCATCCAGCCGCTTCAGCCTCCATGTGGCGAGCCGCTGGTCGGAGAAGGTGGAACGCCGCCGCATCTACGCGGGTGATGCATTCTCCTTGCGGATCGAGGGCGAGACGGTGATGCAAGGCTTCGTGGATGATGCAGAGCCATTCGTCACCGACGAGGACTACGGCATCAATGTCACTGGCAGAGACACCACCGCAGATCTGATTGACTGCTCGGCAATCTACCGCTCGGGCCAATGGACCAATGCGAGGCTCGATCGCATCGCGCGCGACGTCGCCAGTCCCTTCAACATTCCCGTGGTAGTGGACGTCGACGTCGGTGACCCATTCCCTAGCTTCAACATCGAGGAAGGTGAGCGAGCCTTTGAAACGCTCGACCGGGCGGCACGGATGCGGGGCGTTTTGCTCACGACCGATGGAACTGGCCGCCTGATCATCACCCGCGCCTCGACGGGCGCGGCTGTCGCCAATCTCACCCAGGGTGTTCACCGCATCAAATACGGATCTGTCATCACCTCCTGGAAAGAGCGTTACAGCAAGATCATCGTCAAGGGCCAGGGCAAGGGCAATGACAGCGAGTTCGGCGCGGCAGTCGCGCACGGATCCGCTTTTGCCGTCGATACAGCCATCAATCGCTACAGGCCCCTCGTGGTGATTTCTGAGCAGCATGGAAAGGGTGTCAACTTCCAGGCACGAGCGGAGTGGGAACGCAATATCCGGCGTGGCCGCGGCACGCGCGGCCGCTTCATCGTGCAAGGCTGGCGCAACGACGCCGGGAAGGTTTGGCGGCCGAACATGCTAGTCAATGTCCAATATCCTGCTTTGGACATCAGCGAGAACCTGCTCGTCGTGAAGCCGGACTTCTTCCTCGACGAGCGTCGAGGAAAGGTGACGGAGCTGCAGTTCGCGCATCCGTCGGCCTTCGAAATCATCGCCGGCGTGAAGGCTACGCGCCTCGGCCGCCGTGCCACCGGTGCCAACGGTATGGAAGTGAACAAGAGAGAAGCGCGGCACCGCGCGAAGAAGGATAAGGACGCGGTAGGCGAGATCGTGACCTTTGAGACCGGCACGTACATCGGAGGGAACCATGATCGATGACTTGCGCCGTCTCCTAAGCCCGCTCGAACGTAAGATTCGCCTGCTCGCAAGTCGTGCCGTTCTCACCGTCCGCAGCAGCAATGCGCTCATGCAGGTGAAGGCCCTTGAAAACGAGCCTCGCGATAAAGTCGAGCTGTTTCAACAGTATGGCTTCCGGTCCGCGCCGCAGGCCGGTGCCGAAGGCATTCTCATTGCGATCGGCGGAGTGCGCGACGCGGCCGTCGTGCTCTGCATGGATGACCGTCGTGTGGCTATCACACTGCAGGCCGGCGAGGTAGCCATGTACACCGACGAAGGCGACTCCATCCATATGAAGCGCGGCAGAATCGTCGAAGTCACGACCGAGACCTTCGTCCTCAACGCCAGCAAGAAGGTGATCCTCAATTCGCCCGAGGTTAAATCCACGGGCACGATCACGGACCTGAGTCTGGGGAACAGCGTCACGGTCGACCAGCTGCGCCAGCACCAGCTTGCTCATACACACCATGTCAATGGGACCAACGCCGAGAGCAATCCACCGACACAGGGGCTGTCATGAGCGATATCGCGACAGTCTTCGTCGACTTTACGACCGGGTCTGACTACGCCCTCGACAGCGTGCTGCTGCAGGACGACGACGGCCTGACCACGGCCGTGGTCATGTCCCTTTTCACCGATGGTGAGGCCAAGACGGATGACGTTCTACCAGATGAGACCGGCACAGACCGCCGTGGCTTCTGGGGTGACCTGTTCCCGACCGTACAGGGAGACAAAATTGGCTCCCGCCTCTGGCTCAACGTCGCAGCCAAGCAGCTGACATCCGTGCTCCGTGCCGACGAACGGTATGCCGCGGAAGCCCTGCAATGGCTGGTTGACGATGGAATCGCCGAAGGCCTGGAGATCACAGCAACCAACCCGAGAACGGGCGTTCGCCTGCTGGAAGTGAGGATCATGCGGCCTGATGGCAGCACTTTGCGCCTCCAGTTCCAAAGATTGTGGGAAAACACCTATGGCTGACTTCGATATTCCGTCCCTCCGCAAGCTCATCACGGATGCGGAGAGCGACATCCAGGGTGAGCTTCCAGGTACCGATGCCACCTTGCGGCGCCGGAATCTGAATGTACTCGCACGTGTCATGGCTGGATTCACGCATGGCTTGTACGGCTTCATCCGCAATTTTCTGAAGCAGTGCCTACCTTGGAGCAAAGGCTTCTTGCTGCGCCAGTGGGCCGAGATCTGGGGCATCTACCAGGAGCCACCAGTGTCTGCTACAGGCGTGGCTACGTTCCCTGCAGCGGATGGGAAGGGAATCGACTTCGATCAGAGGATGCAATCTGATGCAGGGCTCGAATACGCCGTCGTGGTTGCCGGCATCGCATCCGGCGGGTCCGTGTCGGTTCAAGTCAAAGCGGTGACTGCCGGTACCGCCGGCAACCTCGCGGCAACCTCTAAGCTGACCTTGCTGACCACCGTTGAAGGGGTAACGGCTGAAGGTCTCGTGGGCAGCGACGGTTTGACCGGTGGCCGGGAACAGGAATCTATCGACAGCCTCTGGGCTCGTTTCCTGGAACGTGTCCAGAAGCCTGCCCATGGCGGGAACGCCGATGACTATGTCACATGGGTCAAGGAATCGGGCGTTGGTGCTACCAAAGTGTGGGTGCGCAGCGGCCTAGATGGGCTCGATACCGTACAGGTCTTCTTCATCTGTGAGAACAACGCTGACAGCATCATCCCCTCCCCTGCCTTGGTGGCCCAGGCCCTCGCCTATATCCAGGAACCGAGCCGCAAGCCGGTCGCGGCCTCGGTCGGGGTGTATGCGCCGACGCCGAAGATTTTCGCTCCGACGATCCGGGTCGTGCCCAACACACCTACGGTCAGGAATGCAGTGCTCGTTCAACTCAACGACCTCATCACCCGCGAGAGGGATCTCGGTGGGAAGCTTCTTATTTCTCATATCAATGAAGAGATCTCCCTAGCTGATGGGGAGACAGATCACACGCTGATTTCACCCACTGCGGATATTCAGTGCGCGGCGAACGAAGTGCTGGTGATGGGCACGCCACAGTGGACCGCCTGAGATGGAAACCAGAAGCCAAGATGAATACACCCAGGCGCATGCGCAGTTCATGCCCACCGGCCTCGCGTGGCCCCGCAAGCGAACATCGGTACTCATGCGCCTGGTGCGGGGACTGTCTGCCGCAGCTCCCCGCGTGGAGTCCTTGCTCAACACCATTGCACGAGAACTCGATTCGCGCAGCGCGAGCATCTTGCTCGGCGACTGGGAAACCTTCACAGGTCTCCCGGATGAATGCACCACTGCAGAGGCCACCGTCTCTGAACGGCGCGCCGCTGTCAGTTCCAAGCTTGTCAGCACCGGTGGTGCCAGCGCCGCGTACTTTATTTCCATAGCGGCGGCGATGGGAAGGCCTGGTGCCACAGTCGAAGAGTTCGCAGTTCGTCGCTTCGGCAGCCGATTAGGAACCCGTTACTACGGGATCCAGTGGCGCAACGTATGGCAGATGAATATTCCCGGAAACGGGTATGTACCGAGGAGATTCTCGGATCGCTTCGGCGGCCTCTTCACGCAGAGCAGCAACGGGTCTTTGGAGTGCCGCGTGTTGAAACTGAAGCCGGCTCATACCGCGGTAATTTTTAACTACGAGGTATAACGATGGACTACCCCCTTAGCCGGGCCAATGCGCTCGGTCTGTATAACGGCAAGTTCACCAATGGCGTTCCGGGGTTGCGAGCAGCGTCAGTTGACGATGCTGACTTCATGAATGTGCTGGTGGATTCGCTTCTCGCGGTACAGACCGCTTCCGGACAGACTCATGCTGAAAGCGACACCGGCCAGCTGGTGAAGGCGATTCTTCGCCTGATTCAGCGCCAAGTGACGCTGACTGACAACGGGGCGGCCGCGAACGTGTACAGCGCAGCCAATGATATTCCAATCGTCAACCAGACACTCACTACTGGACTGGAACAGCGCCTGGTTATTGCTCACACCAATACTGGAGCGAGCACGTATGCACCAGATGGCTTGGCTGCGAAGCCCATTTACGGCATGGGAATGCTACCGCTACAGGGAGGAGAATTGCAGGCGGGCGGAATCGCGACGCTCATCTATTCCGCCACCGCGAATAGCAATAGCGGCGCATGGATTCTCATCGGTGCGGCGGGTGGCGCGCCACAGATACCCGCAGCAACCCAAAGTGCACAAGCGCTGCAGTATGGACAGGCGCTTGGTTTTGCCCAGACGTATCAATTCCCTTCCCGAGCTGCAGGCGTTACCTACTACAACACCACGACCAGGCCTATTTTTGTCTCTATCACCGGCGTGACGACCAATGACACTAGCGGCGGCAATGTGCAGTTGATTGTGAACGGCCAAGCTGTTGGAGGAGTGAACGGTTCGCAAGTCACTAACGGGCAAGGCTTCGGCACTGTCGCGATTGTCCCGCCCGGAGCAAGCTACCGGCTCGCTCTAGGCGGTTTCGCCATCTTGAGTAGCTGGACCGAACTTCGGAAGGACTGAAAACATGCAGAAATACATCGACCAAGAGGGGCAGATCCACGAACTGGATAGTGACGAATTCGAGCATCTACTGCCCGAAGGCTGCACGAAGATCGACGAGCAGACCGCCAAGGAACTGCTGGCACCCTCCCCGACTGAGCTGTGGCGACGCCTCCAAGCAGATGCACGAAGCGCCTTAGCTGCGAATGATTTAGTGGCGATTCGTTGCATTAAGGCCGCTGTCGAATACCCGACCGCCTGGCGTGACTATGACACGGCATTACGGCTTATCGTCGCCACCGAACAAGGGGACGCTGCCACAGGCTTACCTCAGCAGCCTGAGTACCCTCCCGGATCGTAACGAAGAAACACCGATCGGAAACCCTGGCGACTGACCATCAATAAGGACGACGAATGTCTGAAGAACAATTCCAAACTCGCGGCCGCCGGCTGTTTGACACAACCATCAACGTGCAATCTGCTGTCGGGGCCTTCGCTGGCGCAGCTGCTGCATGCGCCCTGGGTTACTTCACTCTGGTGAGCCGTGTTGAGAAGCTGGAGGGAAAAGATATCGTGCATGAAGACCGCATGAGCCGGATCGAAGTTGGCATGCGCGAACAGCGCAGCGAAACGAATCAGCAGCTCAGGGAAATCAAGGACGGCCAGAAGGAGCAAAGCGAAAAGATCGACAAGCTCCGCGACCTGATGATTCAAAACAGCCCCATGGGGCGTCAAGACATGAGGAGGTGGGTGAAATGAAGTCAATTTTTGCAGCTGAATGGGCCGCTATTCGCACCTGGTGGTCGGTATGGATTGGCGCTATCTCAGCGGTCATCGTGACGGCCGTACCCATCATTGCCGATCACTGGCCCGATGTCGCTCCCGGCTTCGTCGCTCTCTTCCCGAGGCACGGCGAGCAGGTAGCGCCGGTGATCGGCCTGCTGCTGACTCTCGCCGCACGGCTGATTAGCCAGCGTGCGGTCCTCGATCAAGTGCGCAAGATTTTCAACAAGAAGGAGCAGAGCGATGGCAAATCAGAAACTTAGCGAGATCCTGGCCCTGGCCATCCGACCGGCGCTTTCGCTGTTACCTCCCGGCCTGAACTCCATCGAGGCACTGGTCATGCTGCTGGCCATCGGCCTCCAGGAGTCCCGCTTCGAAGCTCGGCGCCAGATGGGGAATGGACCGGCGCGCAGCTTCTGGCAGTTTGAGCTGGGCACTAAGGAAAGCCGCGGGGGTGTCTGGGGCGTCTATCTCCACGGCGCCAGCAGGCCACTCCTGGAGCGATTGTGTGCAGTGCTGAAGGTGCCTTTCACTCCACAGGCCATCTATGCAGCCATGGAGCACAACGACATCCTGGCGGCCGGCGTGGCGAGGCTGATGCTATTCACGGATGCGCAGCGATTGCCAGCAGCAAATGACGCCGATGCGGCTTGGGCTGCTTACCTCCGGATCTGGAGACCGGGGAAGCCGCGACCGGAGACTTGGCCGGCATACCACGCGCAGGCGCTGCAGGAGGTCGTCGGATGAAAAACCTGTCCCCGATCCTGCGCGAGCTGGGTGCTGGTCGCCTGTCATTCTGGTGCCCAGGCTGCAACGATGCGCATCAGATCCTCTATGGCACCGGTCCAGGGCCGCGGTGGGGGTACAACGGCCACGTAGACCTGCCCACCTTCACACCCAGCATCAAGGTGACCTGGCGGGAACCGAGTGACAATCCGGCTGAGCAGCTGGACGACAGCAAGGACATCGAGAAATGCTGCCATTCATTCGTGACGAATGGCCAGATCGAGTTCCTGCCGGACTGCACGCATGAGCTGGCCGGGAAGACCGTGCCCCTCCCTTCTTTTCCACTCGGATGGGGAACATCATGACCATCACCGTAATTCTCCAGATCCTCTCCCTGGTCGCTGGCGTCGCTGGTGCACTGTTCGGATATGTACGGCACCAGCAGGCGAAAGCGACTCAGGCTACGGCAACTGCCCGCGTCTCCGAACTGGAGAAGGACGAGGCAAAAGCGGATGCAGCGGCCGCAACTGCCCGCGTTGACGCTGTAGCCGTACGGCAGCAAGTAGAGACGCAGAACGCAGCCAAATCCTCACAGGAGGTACAACATGAAATGGACCAATGGCGCATGTAGCGCGCTTCTCGTTGGTGTGGCCCTAGCGGCGTGCACGGCAGTCCCCGCTCCGCAAGCACCGGTGACAGTCACGCGGACGATCGACACATCCTGCGACCTGTTCAAGCCGATATACCCCTCTTGCAGTGACGTCGTTGCGGACACGACTGCACGCCAGATTGTTGAACACAACCAAGTCGGCGCAGCGCACTGCGGATGGAAGCCACCCACGGGTAGCCGTTGCAATGCTCCGCCAGGTAAGTAAGCCACCTTCTATCAGCCCAACAAGGAAAATCAAATGCCAAGCCCTGATATCGCCAACGGCGTGCTGAAAGGACTGATCGACGCCACCGGAGTAAAGGTGTTTGCGGTCTCGCCCTCCAGCCGCGTGAATCTGACTGCCACTCTCAAGAGCGGCGCCACTGCAACTCGCAAGATCGAATTGTCCGCTGATGGTGGCGATGAGTTCTTCCCGGTTGATTACGACGTGACCACGGCAACTATGTTGGTCCTGGCCATCGGCACCCCGATCTCCCATATTCGATTCACCGGTGCCGCAGGCGATACATGGAGCGTGCGATGAGCTTCCCCGCTAAAGCCAGTTCCCTCATGCTTGATGTGATCGATAACGGTAGCTCGGTCCTTGCCGTTATTCCCAAGGGCTTGATCTATACCACGTTGCAATGGTCCCGCGTGGACGGCAACGGTGTATCGACCGATATCGCAGGTGCAGCTGGAAATGCAAATCCGTACATCAAAACCACGGCGGACCGGGGATACGACCTCTCTGCACGCGCAACTGGAGTTTCGATCGGTAGCCGTAAGACCTTGAGAATACCGGCTGTTGCGCCCGGGGCACCCACCAATGTTGTAGCCTCCCCGGGCAATGGATCGGTCACCGGCGCCTTTACTGCGCCAGCAGACAACGGCGGCAGTGCGATCACCGGCTACCAGATGAAGGCCTATCGCGCTTCGGACAATGCTTATCTGGGCAGCGCGAACGGCAGCACCAGCCCCCTGACGCTCAGTGGCCTCGCGAACGGCGTGGCGGTTTATGTGACCGTCGCTGCTGTGAATGCCATTGGTGTGGGCATGCCGTCGGCGGTGTCCAGCAGCGTCACGCCGAAACTCGCAATCGCAAGCCAAAACATTCCGAATCATGCCCTTCTCACTGTCGGCGGGAATAAAGGAATAACGACCGGCTGCATGCAGCAAGAGGCATCTGGGCAAGTTGTCGCTGTGCGTCTCTGCATTGCTACGAAGACACTGAGCAGCCAGGTGCTTCCGCAGTTCAAGGCGGTCGTCGCTACTTCCGATACCGCAGGCGGGAACAACGTGAACGACACATGGCAGCCGAACGTGAATGGCACTGCGTACCCCGCATTGGCGGACGGCCAAGGACGCGGCTGGGTTCCAGTGACGTTCAATGGCGGCCAGCCGAACATTGTTATGCCAGCTGCTACCGGCGATAGTGCAAATACAGCTAACGCGGTAATTCGTTCTGACCGAATCGCGCTACCTTCGCGCCCGCGCAAGAGCGGCGAGACTGGTGGTCCTATGTTCCTCGCCCGCATTGAGCAAATGCTGGGTACGGGGCAATGGGCCTATGTTGCCGGCAGCTATAACCCGTATGTTGCAGCGCTGGGACAGGCTGGCATGAAGGTATGGCGCTCTTCCCGAGTGGACAACTCGGGCGTTTCGAATCTGGCGTTGAATCCGCCCGACCTGAATTCCTGGTACATGCTGCCGTTCTGGTTTGAATTCGAGTACGCACAGCCGCATATTGCGCTGATCGTCAGCGGCGACTCCAGATACTCCGGCGGAGGACACCCTGTCATCGATGGGCTTTCTTGGGCGGTGCAGCCGTTGCAAGCAGCCCAGCTTCGGCTTCCGATTGACATCTGCACGCTCGGTGCATCTGGATTTTCCAGTTCGCAGTACATGAAGCTGGTTACGGACTATTTGAGTGCAGGCGGCAGCGGCACGCACGTGCTGGTGCCGGTTCACACTCCTAACGATGGAATCACCACGTCCACCCAGGGTGATGCCGCGCTGGCTCGCGTCGATTCGTTCATCAACACAATGACTGCAGCGGGCATCAAGACCATTCTTTCGACCGGCTATGCTTGCGGATACAACGGCACGGCAGAGCAGCAACGGCAGCGCATGATCCAGTGGGCCAAGGATCAAGCTACAGCTGGGCGCGTAATTCTGTTCGACAATGATCCGATCATTTCGGACACTACGACGACGCCAGGGACTGGCGTCATCAGTGCGTCTTATTTCTACAGCGGCGACAATATCCATTGCAACGGCGCAGGCAACACTGCGATGGGCAATGCATTGGCAACGCTCTTCCAAGGTTTGTGATTCAGTGGCCCATCGAGGGCTGCATCAGCGTATAGACCTAAGCTGCGCCAGTCTTACAGTGCCCGCTTCTGAATGGAAACGGGCACTTTTATTTCAGCTTACCGAGCCCGAGTTCTGCCATTGATAGAACGACTTGGCTGACCGCCTGGCGCTTATCAGCAGACATGCTGCGATAGCTACTGAGCAGGGCCCTTTCGTCTGGCGTTGACACTGCTCGATCGCCTTTCGCAAGATTCTCGAAAAGCTTACCTGCATGCGCATATTGGACTGCGTGAGGGATAAGCGCCGATGGCGAAGAGAAGAGGAAGTAAGAGCCAAGCTTTCCCGCCTCTAGGTCCCTCATCATGTCGCTGCCGATCTGCAGAACTCTGTGAATTCCGAACGCAGTCGCGCGTGCCATCGTGCGTGCCCCCAGCACACCGCACACAATCTCAACGAGGCGATAGTTGATATCGCGATACTTCTGATGGCCAGCGCTGTCTTTGCCGTCCTTGACCTGCACCTGTGCCGGCTGGCTGAGCACTATGGCCACACGGCTTTCATCGGTGATCACATCTATTTCCCACCGCTCGACAAGGAGTTCGTCGAGCAGCTCGTGTGCAGATTCATCACATAGGCACGCATTGACGGAGAACGGACTCCCCCGACCTTCCAGAAGCCAGTCGGTACGCACATTTTCGATGCGGTGAAGATGCGCCAGCGACTCATACGAGAGGCCGTTTCCCTTCATCACGTTCTCGATACTGATCTTTGGCAGGCCGATGGACTTGGCCCAGCCGTGAAGCGCTCTTCCCGCTGCAAGGAATTCAAGGCGTTGTGCGAGCGGGGAAAGTTCTTTGTTCATAGGCGGATAAAACTCTTGCAATTCCTAGATTTAGGAATACAATTCATACAAATAGGAGTCTTAAAGATTTTTGAGGAATCTTTAAGACATGGGGCGGGCTGAGTATAGCAAACGGGGCTATCGAAATATGAGCAAGTCAGCGGTAAATAGGGGCAAAAAAGTCGCGCAGAGCGCAAAACCTGACTTTGTGATGATCACCTTCGGTGTTCGTCACCGCAGTTTGGGAAAACAATTCTTCAATCTCCTTTCGAGCACCGATCAGAGCGCATCGGGTCTCGCCCGTGATCTCATCGCACGCGGGATGAAAAACTATCCGAAGTAACCGGCCTGCCGCCCCTTCCACGGGGCGGCAGGCTTTTCTTTTTCTCGCTGGATGGACGCTCCAGCACACCATCAGTGTGCCGGAGTCCAGCAATAGCGGTTTATTAATCTTTCGCTGGAATTCATATGTCGCACAAACCTTTGTTTGATGTGCAGGAGGCTTTTCGCGCCATCGTTTTAGAACATGGCGTGCCAAAGCTTGCCAACCTGATGGGGATGCCGGTCGGCTCCCTCTACAACAAGGCCAACTCCAACGAGACCAACAAACAGAAGCCGACATTGGCCGATGCCCTTTTGGTCCAGGTCCTCACAAAAGACCATCGCATCGTGGAGGCCATGGCGGCCACGCTCGGCGGGGTGTTCATCCGCCTGCCCATCGATGAGACGGTCTCTGACGAGGCCCTCCTCGATGTGATGTTGGAGCTGGGCGCCAAATCCGGCGAGTTCCACCAGGAGATCAAAGACGCCTTGGAGGACGGTCGCATCAAGCCTGACGAGCACCAGCGCATCGCAAAGCGCGGATGGAGCTACATCCGTGCAGTAATGGAATGCGTAAGCCGCATCGAGGGCATGGTCGATGACAAATGATCGCCGCCCGCCACCATCGCTGCGCCGCCTCGGGGTCACTCGCGTCGAGCACCAGATCCCGGCCGGCAAAGCCGTCGATATCTCCGCGATCTTCCTGGCCCTTTTCAAGAGCCAGCTCATGAAACAGGTTTTCACCGAGAAGGCCCGCCATGAAGAGACCCGACCCGAGGCAGCGCTCGCTGCACCTGCAGATCAACCTGCGCCCACCGACGGAAGCCGAGCTGCGAGCAGCGTACGACGCCTGCGTGTTCGACAAGCAGCGCCTGCCCTTCGAGGCAGCGTTGGAGCACCGGTCGATATCGCTGGCCCTTAAAAATTTCGCCCAAGCGGCACAACTCCGGAGGAGAACTTCATGAACGAGAACAACAGCGACGGAAAGACCAGGCCGATCGACTGGCTTTCAGCCCTGGTGGCGGTGCTCCTGTTCATCACCATCGCTGGCCTGCTGGACGGCACTTTCTAAACCCACCCGCGCTGGGGAGCGCGGGCCACCCATACGCATGGAGAACCACATGCTGCGATACCTGACACCAGAAGAACGAAAGCGGCTTTTCAAGGCTGCTGGGCAGTCCAATGACATCTACGCCCGCCGCGACAGCGCCATCATTCGCGGCCTCTACTTCTCCGCCGAGCGCGTGGGGGAGTTCGCCCTGATGACGGTGGGCGATGCTGAAGCGGCCCTGGCCGATAAGTACCACTTCATCCCGAAGGAGAACCGCAAGGGCGGCAAGCGCGATCACAGCGTGTACGTCACCTTGGGGCTTTCGAAGGCACTGCGCGACCTCTTGGAGATCCGGATCCTGATCACCGGCGAGGAGAAACCTGCCAAGACCGCCCCGCTCCTGGTGAGCCGTCAAAGCACTGACCGGCCGATGACGGTGCGCTCGATCGAGCTGCGCCTGAAGAAGTGGGCGATCGCCGCCGGCCTCACTGACAAGTTCAGCCCCCACTGGCTGCGGCATACGCGCGCCATCGACATCATGCGCCGGAGCAAGGCCGCTGACCCACGCGGCGTCGTAAAGGCTGCTCTCGGCCATAACTCCATCGCCTCGACCGGGGTGTACACCGGCGTCCTGCGTGAGGATGTTGAGAACACCCTCGACGACCTGGACCGCCATCAGGGCAACCGTATCACCCGCGCCGAGCTGCGCCGCCGCTTTGATCGGAGACACAACGATGACTGACCTTCTCGGGCTGCTGGTCCAGTGCTGGATCCTCGCCACCAGCGCCGGCTCCGTGCTCTACATGACCCGTGGTGGCGAAGAGAACCGCCGCCTTGGGTGCTTCATCGGCCTGGCGGGCCAGCCCTGCTGGTTCATGGAGACCTTTTCGTCGCACCAGTGGGGCATGTTCCTGCTGGCCATTTTCTTGTCGTATCGCTACCTGCGCGGCCTCTGGGCGCGCCCTCTTTCTGGAGTTTGACTATGACTGCCGTATCTCACGAGATCAAGCCGATCTATGGCTTGCCCCTGAAGGCCGAGGCGATCGCGCCCCGCAACCTTGTCCCTGCCCGCGTGACCATCATGCTGCATAACGATGGGCTCTTCGCTACCTCCAGCCTCAACGCCGACCAAGCGCGCGAGCTGGCCGCCGCTCTCATGAGCATGGCCCTCGCCGTCGACAAGATGAACAAGTGGCGCGTCAGCAGTCTCGTGGAGGTCTCGCAATGACCTATCGCATTGGCGTCCTGCTCGTCATCAGCAAGCGCAGCATGCTCTTGCGTCTCCTCGGTGCCTGGCTCGCCGGGGTCCTGTCCGCCTTCGTGCTGGCCGGCATGCTGCCGGCGCAGCACATTCAGACCTCGTCCGCGCGCAACAGCTCGATCAAGCCCAGTTCCTGGTGCGCCCGACCGCTGGCGCCCTCCTCGATCACCAGCAAGTCCATCTGACCTACCGAGATCCCAAATGAAACCGAACTCGATCTATACCACCCTCGGCAACTACGTGAGCCTCACTGAGGCCACGCCAGCCGACATCCACATCATCGACATCGCGCATGCGCTGTCCCAGATCTGCCGCTTCGGTGGCCACACTCGCCAGTTCTACTCGGTGGCACAGCACAGCGTCGGCGTGGCCGACCTGCTGCCCAAGGAGCTGAAGCTCTATGGCCTGCTGCACGACTCGGGCGAGGCCTACCTGGGCGACATGGTGCAGCCCCTGAAGTGCATGCCGCACAACAGCGAGAACCGCGAGCTGGAGGTCGGCATGCTGGCGAAGATTCACATCGCCTTCGGCCTCGATCCTTATCCATCGTCGGCGGCAGCAGCGGCAATTCACGAAGCGGACCTCGTGATGCTGGCTACCGAACGGCGTGACCTCCTGGCACCGGATAGCGCACCTTGGGCGGCCCTTGCCGGGATATCGGCCCGCCGGGCTCCCATCACCCCCAAGCTCCCCTTGTCGGCAGAGGCTGAGTTCCTCCGTCGCTTCAAGGAAGTCACCGGCCAACTGTGAGGAGACGGACATGAACTTGCAATACCTCGACGAGATCGCGCGAGAGGCCTGGGCGGGCAACTACCGCCGCGTGGGGCCGCTCTCCACTGGCGAAGTGCTGTATGTCGCCCTCGCCTCCGGCCGCATGCGTGAGCTGGCTCCCCAAGATTCGATTCCCTACGCAGTTGATCGCGTTGGCCCTGAAGCGATGGAGCACATGCTTGATGTGTGGCGGTCGAGTAGCCAGCCCGCCGAAGGGAGGCAACTGTGAACGCCCGCCAGCCAGCAGAACCACCTATCAAGATTTTTGGCCTCCTCCTCCTTAATCCAGACCAGAAGGATCTGATCCAGAAGCACTGCTTTGGTGACTGCGGAAAGATTTCCCTTGCGGGCTGCATTGACGATCCGCAAACAGGAGGACTGGGGGTCTGCTGTGAAACGGTATGCCCGTGGCTCAAGGCCGAGATGGATGAACCCTACGGCAACACCATGTCGTTCGGGAAGCCCCACCAGATTTATCTTCGCGCCATCACTGACAACCCCGGAGAAACGAGCCGCACCTGCATCAGCTGCGGCGCCAGGACCAACGTCGCCGGCGAACTGCCGTGCGGTCACTGATCTCATCGAGAACACATACATGAAGCGAGACACCTTTACAGGGATCAAGGACAACGTCCATGAGATCCGCCACTTCCACCTGTTCGGCGCTATTGGCGGCGGCGCACGTGGCTTCAGCCGGGCCAGCGCCCGCGTGGGCAACATGGTGGCCAAGTTCCGCTGCATCGGCAGCGTGGACGTCGATGCTGCCGCGAACCGAGATTTCGGCCGCCTGGTCGGAGTGCCGGCCACGACCCTGGACCTGTTCGACCTGGACCAGTATCTGGCCTTCCACGGCCACATGCCGCCGCCTGGCTGGCGCGAAGCGCTGCCCGCTGATATACGCCGAGCTGCCGGCGGCGAGCGCCCGCATATCGTGTTCCTCTCCGCACCGTGCAAGGGCTTCTCCGGCCTGCTGGCCGAGGGCAAGAGCAAGACCGACAAGTACCAGGCCCTCAACCGCCTGACCCTGCGCGGCGTCTGGCTGATGCTGGAGGCCTGGGCCGACGATCCCCCTGAGCTGATCATCTTCGAGAACGTGCCGCGCATCGCCAC